CTTTCATGCCTTCGACCAGACCAGCGTTGGCAGCGGGGTTAACCGTTGCATAACGTGGGTCCATGACAGCAGCGGCTTCGTTCAGTTTCTGTTGAGCTTGCAACAGAACCAACGACGAAGCTGGAGTCGTGCCGGGAGTACCAACCGATGCGTAGATGTTCTTGTACGCATTTGCAACGTCAGCGTCAATGCTGGAAGCCAACTGCGAGATACGCGGCTTGAGAACGCGCTCTGCGAAGTCGTCCAACTGCATGGTCAATTCGGCAGAAGTGAAGTTCACGCCGATGTGCTTTTGGGTCGAAACCGTCAAGGTGGTAAACTGCTCGTTGTCATCCTGAACTTGCAGGGCAGCACCGTCAGTTACCAGAGCGCGGTCAGGCAGACGAATACGCAGAGTCGAACCAATTTTGGCACCTTCAACAGCGAAGGAGTCATCGTATTGGCGGTTGACGTTACGGGTGATCACAAGGTTGTTCTCGAGGATTTCGAGAGCCTTCCGAGTGATCATGTCAATCGTAAGAATGCTATTTGACATGGTAATTCCTAAAAAGAGTTAGCGATACTGAGCTTGCCGTTTCTTAATCTGCCGCTGCCGGTCTGCTTCAATCCATTCCGAGGTAGTCATGGTCTTGGTCGACCGGGGATCGGTCGTATCATAACTAGGATTGCCTGAAGTTCTTGCAGTTACTGGACTAATAGGTGCGGGCGCGGACGTAGTACGTTTGACCGGAACATCGTTGGCTATTTTAGCCTCAATGCGTCCAATCTCTTTGGCTTGCAAGATCGGGCTAAGACGGGAAATACGATCTGTCTCTTTTGGATTGGACCCAAGGTAGTAAGCTACATCAGGGCCAGCATCAGAGGCTTGAATCGCTTGCGCCATCACGGTCGTAATCTTGAGAGTCGGGTTGTACGCGACTTGTTCAAAGTCATCGTACTTGGTCCGAGCCTCTTCTTCACGCTCGTGATATGCCTCAAGAATCTCCGTCTGTTGGCGGTGCTGTTCGCGCTGCTCGATTAACTTGATTGCCTTGGCTTCTGCATACGCATCAACCGAATCAAACTGATCTACAGGCGGGACATCAACGGCAACGGGCGGCGGTGCTTGACGCTCACGCTCCCACTTTCGCTGTTCTCTTGCTAGACGTTTTTGGATTGCTGCATCAAGCTCTTCTTGTGTGAAGGTCTTGGTCGCAACTTCCGGCGTATCTACAGGTTCTGGAGTCGCCGTGACATCCAGTTCCGGCGCGGGCGCTACTTCCGCTTCAATCGCTACTACTTCTTCGGACATTTTGAATCCTGAGATTCCCCGGTGATCCGCGCCGGTACGGTTATATTACATTATTCGGTTGGGAGTGCAACCCAAGAAGTTGTTGCCTCATCCCATTGATATGGCTGGCCGTCCGTTGGATAGGCGACAGGAGGCTCCCACAGACAAGTATCTTCGTTCAAAACCCAAGACGGAAACGGTTGTGGCGGGATAAAAGCATCGCGGGTTGCATCATAAGTGTAACCAATGCCAGCGTAGTTCTTGCGAATTTTGGAGTTATAGCTAGTTTGTTTCCAGTTGGAATACCCGCCAGACCAATCTATAAGAAATTGGATGCCTTTGGCTTCTGATTCAACGCCGTCTTGAAGCAAGTAATTGTTGTCAACAACATTAACTTCAAGCACAACATTGTTTTGATCCAGTTTTGCAAAATGAGCCATGTTGTGCCTCAGAACGTAATTGAACCGTTAGCGAGAAAGGTGTAATACCGATAACCACCAGATGTTGTTGGAGAAACACTTGCAGATGCTGCGGGAGCAAACGTCTCTAAATAACGCACAATCACAATACCGCTACTTCCAGATCCGCCGGTTGTTGAACCACCACCACCACCGCCACCCCTGTTAGCTGGTGATGCGTTTCCACCCGTGCTAGGAGATTTACCGCCATTCCCGCCAATTGAAGAACCACCACTTCCAGCAGTGCCCGAACTATCGCAACTACCGCCACCGCCGCCAGCATAGAACGTCCCTAAACTATTCCAATTAAGTCCTGCACCGCCATTCCCACCCGACGTAGAACCATCCGCTCCAACACCGCCCGCACCGCCACCGCCACCACCGCAAAATGGCGATGAGTTAGGTCCCCCATTTCCACCTGCATTACCTTGCCCTGAAGTTCCTGCCACTCCCGCGATCCCGTTTGATCCACCGCCACCAGAACCGCCAGTTAATGGAGCCGGTTGATACGGAGAACTGGAAGCGTGTCCACCCCCACCGCCGCCGCCTGTTGCAGTAATAGAACCAAAAACAGAAGGCGAACCGCTTGTACCCGTGACTAATGTGGCATTACCTCCGGGTTGACCCCCACCAATAGTTACGTTTATTGGGATTCCTACGGTTACTGCATATCCGGTTGCAGTTAAATATCCACCAGCTCCACCGCCTCCGGCGCATCTACTAACAAGGAGATCAGCACCACCACCGCCACCACCAGCAACAACAAGATATTCAACGGTTGAAGGTGCTATACTACCAGCTTTCCCACCCAACACAGCAAGCATAATCCCACTCATGACACGTTGCCCGTCAGGACGCAAGTGGTGGCAGAACTAAACAGAACGGTGACAACACCTTGGATTGCAATCGTTGCTGACGTTACAGCAGTACCCGTACCACCAGCAAGATAAGCAGTTACTGCCGAGCAAGTAATGCTTTTGGTTGAACTGGTGTTGTTGTAAATTACAACTAAATCGCCTTCAACAAAAACTGATGCGGGGATGACAATCGCGCCAGAAGTTGTAAGTTGGACATATTTTCCAACATCGGCAGCAACCAATGTATACGAAGCGCTTTTGGTCCCAACCGGAGGAGCGTTGAGATAACCAAGCGTCTGCCCATCAGCAGTTGGAAGCGTCTGGGTAACCGTGGTTGAAATATTTGCCGATTGCAAAACTGAAGTACCAGTATTGCTGGCATTGCCTTGAAGTTTGATTGCGCTCATGATTGATCCTTTAAGCAGCGATGAGCCAAACTTGGCCCGTAGGTACAGTTACGGCAACGCCAGTCGCCACAGATACAGGCCCAACACTAAAACCATTAGAGCCAGAGGTTAGGGAATAGTTGGAACTGATGGTTTGGTAGGATTCAAGGATGGGGCCAGAAGAACCACCGCCCGTGTATACCGGAATATTAAGCGTAGTACCGTTAAATGTCGCGGCTCCGCTAGAACCAACTGTTGTAAGCGTAATCGGAGACTGGTAGTCTGTGTTGGCAACAGCAATTGACAACGCTCCAGTAGAGGTTGTTGATTTGACAATACCTGTTGCAAGGGCGCTTGTACCTGCCGAATAATCCGTACCAGAAGTGGCGGCAGTAAATGCGCTAGTGCCATTACCTTTTAAAACACCCGTAAGTGTGGACGCCCCCGTACCACCTTGCCCAACCGTAACTGTTGTCCCGCTTTGCAGAATTGTTCCGCTGGCATCTGGCAGCGTTAACGTGCGGCTGGCAGTCAGCGTCGTTGGGGTAAGCGTTACACCGTAGCTATTCGTTCCACCAGCACGACCTTGCAATGCAACAAAATCTTGTACTGCGGTTGATCGAGCGGTTGCAGTTGTAAATACGCCGGTTGTTGGCGTTGTTGCACCAACTGTACCGTTGATGTTAATGCTGGCCGTCCCGCTCAGGTTTGTGACCGTGCCGCCCGACGGCGTGCCGAGCGCCCCACCGTTAACAACAAAAGCACCAGCAGATCCGGTATTGACACCCAATGCCGTAACAACACCCGTTCCTGTTGTGACTGTTGATGGGGCCGTTCCAGCTCCACCACCAACCATAAGCGCGTTAGACGCAAGTGCTGCGCTAGATGCCCAAGTCGTACCGCTTGAAAAGTAAGGGACGCCGCCGCTGGTTCCGGCAACGGTCAAAGCCAACGTGCCAGACGATATGATTGGCGAACCAGCAACAGAAACAATACCGCCGGTAAACGATTGTGCGACGCTTGTTACGGTTCCAGAACCAGACACCGTAGCCCAAGACGTTGTTGAACCGTTGGTTGTCAGGTATTTGCCAGAATTGCCCGTTTGGGTTGGGGCAAGCGCATCAAACGCTGCAGTCGCAGACGTTTGGCCTGTACCACCATTGGCAACTGGCAGCGCAGTACCTGAGTACGTTAGCGCAAGCGTTCCAGATGATATGACTGGTGAACCACCAACAGATAAAAACGCTGGAGCAGAAATACCAACGCTAGTGACCGTGCCAGACCCGCCGCCGCTGGCGTAATTTGGAATGTTTAGCGTAGTGCCGTTAAACGTAGCTGCGCCGCTGGTTCCAACAGTTGTCAAAGCAATCGGAGATTGATAGTCTGTATTGGCTACAGCATTTGCCAGCGCCCCACCAGAATTACCTTTAAGAATGGACGTTCCAGACGGGGGTACAAGATAATCAGTTCCGGCAGTTGCGGCAGAAATTGCCGAACCGTTGCCTTTAAGAACCCCGGTAACCGTCGTTGAAAGCGTAATTGCTGGCGTGGTCGTTGAACTAGCAACGGAACCAGCCAGACCGTTTGCAGTAGCAACCGATACGCTGGTGACTGTACCCGAGCCACCACCAATCGCACTAACCGCAACCTTTTTAGTTACGCCGCTCTGGACAATAGGAACGACTTCGGTTCCCGCAAGCGGGGTAGTCGCTGACGGTAGTGCCGTAATCGTTGTATTTGCCATGCTTTACTCAAAGAAAACCGTTGCTGCAACGGTTCCACTAATCACAACATACAGGCCGGAGCTAAAGTAAACCCCACCTTCGTCGCCGGTAAACACATAACTGGTTGCACCAGTTGGCGTAAATACCCCGACAATCGTGTCGGTCGTGGTAGCGGCTGCGCTGTTGTACACCGTAATCGTAGGTGTACTGCTGGCGGCAGATACGAAGATGCCCTTGAGCTTGCCACCCATCGGCTTGACGTTAGCCGATGCCGTTAAATATTTGTACGTCGCGGCCATATTTACCTCACGCCAAGAAGCGTAGTTTGTAGAGGGTTCTCAGATAGACTTCAATGATGTTGTCAATCAACTGCTGCAAAGACATATCAGTCTTGTCGACAACTTCGTAACGAGCAGCTTCAATTTCAGCTAACTGAGCTTCCAAGAATTCTATGATGTTAGTCGTTTTCTTGGCTGACATCAACGTGATTGGCCCAATTAGGCCATGCCGCCCCTGATAGGCTTCGGCAAAATCGTCTGCCGCCTCAATGATCAACTCGTAGAACTTCTGCAACGCCTTGTGCTTGCTAAAACTACGGGTGTTCAAATGCACCGAATGGGCTACATCACGCCCTAAGAACAGCAAACCTACAAAATCTGCGGCTTTCATTGCATCATCCCTTGCTGTGGTGCGTACTCAGCCGATTCCGGCAGCATTTCGTTCGTTTCCCGTCCGGGCATCTCGCTAACCAAATCGCCACTCGTAATCATACCGTGTAGCGTACCCATAACGATGTCTTGAATCTGCTCTTCAGACATACCGGCTTGGACCGCTGCAATACGCTTAGTTTCAGCGTCAAACGCCTTTATCTTGGCTTCGTAGTCCTTGCGCTCCATGTCCTGCGCTTCCATCGACTTGCCGACATTCTGCAACATCTGGTGCAGTTGATCCAACTCTGCCGCCATTGCTTGCATTTGCTGCTGCGCTGCTTGCAATTGTGGGTTATCTTCGGCGTCGCCCATGAGTTTGGGGTCAATCGTCTTGGCAAACCGTTTTGCCATTTCCTGTGCACCCGGCCAGTCCATGTTCTTAACAAACAGGTCGCCCGCGACTGTCCACAACTGCGGGTTACCCTGCAACAGTTGCGCCATCGCCTCAAGAGCCTCTTGGCGCTTGGTAGCATAGCCCGGACCAGTTGCAACCACTACGTCGTACTTGCCAACAGACGGGTTGTAGATCTTGTCGATCACAATCCCTTCTTGATTCTGGATCTTACGCACAGGTTCCTGCTGCGTAGGGTCAATTTTGACCATCTTCGTCTCGCCATCAATCCCGATAATCCGGGCGATGCGCTGCGTGTCGTAGATTTTCGGGATTAACTCAACACATTGCCGGCCAACGTAGCGAACAGCCCGTGCTAGGTTGTCTTGGTAGTGGTAAGTGCCTACATCGCCCTCACGTTGGCGGGCCAAAATAGCCCTACCGGAACGCTCGTTGGATTGCTGCCCTAGACTAGCGTTGTACTGCCCGGTAGCAGACTTAATGTCTTCCGATGCGCCCAATTTGGCTTGCATCAGACCAGATGACGCCATCGGAGGCTGTGCGCGTTGCGGTAACGGCAGAATCGCACCCTGGCCGTCCGTTACATCTGGGTTGACCTCCAAATAAGGCCAGTTATTGGTGTTGGCGGTCTTCCATTGGGACTCGTAGCCCTCAAACTGACCGCCATAACCAATAAAGGGGGCCTTTGGAGCTAGCGCCAGCATTTCTGCCTCTTGGCTAGTCCAATAGTTGTACATCCGTTGGGCATCTTTGGCGTTACGCACCAGCCCGCTGATGTAAATGCGGCCCTCAACCTCGTATTCGTTACCAATTACCCGCACAACAGGGATGCAACTACCGGCCCACTCCTGCTCTTCAAGGATTTCGTAGCCGTTGATCTTGCACCACTTGATTTTCTTAATATCCGCTTCGCGCGACTTCTTAGGTTTCCCGTAAACCGCCTTTAACTGCTTGTCTTCTGGCGTTCCCTCAAACGCAGTCACGTTGCCGGGGTACAAATTCAGCGTTTTGCGCTCGTAATCGCAGTAAAAATACTCTGCAATCCGAATCGTGTTGGTATTGAGCCATTGGCTCAAGTTCTGGTCACCAACACCAAGCGTTTCCAACGTAGAAAGCGGCGACGCATTCGGGAAAAGCCGGTGGTATTCGTCTTGGCTCAAGTCCTCGGTGATAAAACACCACTTCGCGTCCGAGCCGCACGGATCTTGAATCAACGGGTCCATGTAGACCGAGAAGCTATTGCGAACGCGGGCGATCTTGATGTCTTGGTCAAACGTATCGTCGTCGCAATACTCGGTCAGAATGCGAATGTAGCCCTCGCCATAGGCGACTTGGTTCTCGCAAGCCGTGTCGTATGCCACATCCGCATCCGAGATGTACTCAATATGCCGGATCATGCCGTTGTAAATTTCGGCAACCTCAACATCAGCGTTGTCATCAACCGGAATAACTTTGACGCTAGGGCGGTTCTGGCGTTGGTCGTTGGTAATCTGATGTACGTGCTGCGGCAGCTTGTTTATAGTCAAGCATGGCCGCGCGTTAATCGTCTGCCCTTGCACCGCACCGCGGGTTGCCAGCACATCGGCGGGCCATTGCCATTGGTTATCGGGCGAGCCAGCGTAAAACCGCAGGTCGTCTAGCTCATCTTCCCGACTCTCGGAATACGCCGAGATTGCCATTGACAGGCGATCCCGCGCTGTTGACAGCACATCCGAGTCGCTCTTGAGTGGTTTGCCACCCAGTGCGACGTTGCCAACAGCGTTAATCCCGGTGTAATCGCTCACTTTTTCTTTGCCGTCTTTGCAGACTCTTTGAAGTCTTTAGCGGTTGGCGCATTTTTGCTGCCAACTTTGTTCATCTTCTCGCCAGAACCAGCAGCGATACGTGCCTGTTTCGCATGGATATTGGCATAAAGTCCGGGCTTACTCATTTCTTTTTCGCCGCTTCACGCTTGGTAGCGTAGGCAATCGCTACCGCTTGCTTGACCGGCTTACCGGCTTTTACTTCAGTCTTGATGTTTTCTTTGAACGCTTTAGGAGAAGCAGACTTTTTGAGCATTTATGCACCCATCCAAGATCCAGACATTGTAGACCCACTAGACCGCAAGGTTCTAGGTGGCTCTTTGTATTCTCGATGCGCCACAGGGTAAGCAAAGGTTACGGCCAACGCATCAGCCGCATCGGGACTCGCTAAACCCCTAGACTTCATCTCCTTCTTTCCCTCAAGGAAAATCGTACCCGCGCTGTTGGGCTTTTTCATCGGGCCAACCAGATCTGCCTTTAACTGCCGATCCTTTGGAATACTCGCAGACCGCAACCAGTCCCGCATAGCACCCCACATCTCTGCCCGCTTATTGCCCCACATCACCGGGTTTTTGGCTTTCCAGCCAAAATTGACCCCTCGCACCTTATACCTTTGTTCAACCAATCGGTCAAGTATTCCATACCCCAATCCACCTTCGTCAATCACCGTCAACGTGGGCTTGTACTCCTCAATCGCGTCAATGACATTGCCAACGGTCGTCATCGTATCGTCGCCCCTAAACCGCTTTATCGCAACAATGTCGCGTCCTTGGCGCACCACAATCACCGTTGAATCCAATCCTCCTCGCGCCGGATCAACACCAATGACAATCGGCGCGGTCTGATCCTTGTATTTTTCCCGCTCCATCGCATCATCCACCAGTCGCGGTCCAATGAACTGGTCGTCCCCACTAGCTGGAAACTCCCCGTATACCTCCACCCGCGCTTGAGGTGAATCCTCGCCATACTCGGCGATGATCTGCTCATAAGTATTCTTGTCCGTCCCCTCAACCTCCCTGGCATCAATCTGCCGCCCCTTCCAAAAATCCCGCTTGCCATGAAATGTCTCAAAGAAGTACCCACTATTTCTCCTTGGGTTACTAAACGCAAACCAATAGCGATCTAGGATGTTCTCGGTAAAGAACCCCGCACCCACCGCCCAGATCGGGTCCGGTATCCCCGACGCCTCGTCAAAGATCAACATCATCCCGTCGTGGTTGTGAACCCCGGCGTAGGCGTCCGGGTTCTCTTCACTCCAGAGCTTACCCTCTGCTGCCCAGTAGCGCGTACCTTTTTTAAGATCCCGCTCAACCAGTTCCGTTAGCCACGCCGCCGGTACGATCTTAGTCGCGCTGATCTCCCACCAATGGCTGTTGATGATCATAGCTTGCCACTTGGTCAACTCGCCCCAGGTCACCGAGCGCAGCTGACTCTCGCTGTTCGCAGACACAATCACCGTTGAACCAATCCTAGTGGTCAACATCCACAGGATCAGCCAACTCACCAGCGCGGACTTTCCAATCCCCCGCCCGCTCGAGACCGCCTCGCGCAGCGTCTGCATATTAACCTGGTCTTGGTTCTCCTTGATGTGATTGGCAATATCTCGCAGGATCTCGCGCTGCCACTTCCTCGGCCCGCTGAACTTTGCTAACGGCGTGTTCGCCTGACCCCACGGGAACGCAAACAACACGAACGCCTCTGGGTTGTCAGCAACCGCCGGCGACCAGAGCTTGGTCATCAGGATTTGTTCGTCTTCGGCGCTGTACTTGGTTTTTTGCATGGTTATCCCTTAAACCGCTTCCCAGAGCGACTTCTGCCCACGCAGAAGTTCGTCAGTATCAATCCTTGGTCTGCTCTTGACGTTCCAGTTGCCGCCGCCACGCTCGCCAACACAATTCCATCCAGACGCCTTCAGACTAGCGCCACCCTCTGCCGGTAGCGTGTAGGTAATCAACCTTCTGTACCCCAACGCTTTCGCCGCACGCCAAGCCGCACCGTACAGCATTGAACAAGCGTTCTTGGTTCCGTCCGTACAACATCGGTTTACCTCAAGCACCCAACCGTTATCCAAATGCCTGGATACCGGCCTACCAACAATCGCCACGCCAACCACCTTATCGCCATCACTCACCGCAATTGAAAACTTATGCCCGACCACCGGATTGTGATGCCGATGGTGTATCTCAACAAAGGCGTTGGCCTCTTCAAGCGAGATCGGCGTGATTGATAAAGACATTTTTCAAAAAATAAAAAAAATTCTTGCGGGGCCACCGTTACCGTGACCGGTCGCCCGCCGGCCCTACCCGGCCCCCTCGGCGCGTAGGGGAAAACCCTCGGTCGGACCGTCGGGGCCTGAACTTTGACCTTTAAACCGTTGATTTCATTGGACTTTTGCCATCAGCGCTGCGACGCATTGGAATGATGGCGGAGGATGCGTCCGCCATCGGCCTAGGATTCATGCGGGTTTGCGGGGTGTTTTGCATCAATACATACCTTCTCACTTACCGTAACCGCATCCGTAACAGCCGTAACAGGCTCCGTTACGGTCAGTAACGGCGTATCCATCTCAATGATCTCGGCCTCGATCAAGCGTGCTTGCGCCTGGGCGAGTGCGTCGGTGATGCTGATGTTGCCGCTCAGTTCGATCTGGCGCGGTGCTTCGGTCCAGCGCATCTGCGTCTTCGTCCACCAGATGAGCGACGCTACGTCGCCGGCCATCGCCTTCTGAAACAGCGTCTTACCGATCCCGGCGCTCGCCTTCGCCCTGCCGCGCTCAAGCTCGGTCATGAAGTACTTGCGTAGCGTCGTCGTATTTATGCCATCGCCAATCAACGGCGCAATGTGATGCTCAGCCACTCCCCAGTTCGCCAGCTTCTCAACCATCTCTCGATCCTTATCATTCGGCTCAAACGGATTCCGACCTGCGTTTGGACGAGCGCCTCCATTCTTCTTCTTTTCTTGAACTGAATTTTCAGTTTTCGCCATTTCCCAATTTTCCCCTCAAGGTGAAACCTTTGCGTAACGTAACGCCCCGCATCGTACCGTAACACCGTAACACCCTAAAGGGTGTGTTACGTTACGTTACGGTAAACTCGCCTTTGCCGCCGTAACAATGTTACGCCATGTTACGGCGTGTTACGGTTGTTACGGACTAACTTTTAGAATGAGTTTAGACCCCAAGACTGTATCTTTAACCAGCCATCCTTTATCGTGCTTGCCTAAAATTTCAGCATCCGTCAGATCCCTGATGATCATCCCCGGTCTTGCCGATGCCTTGAGGTGCTGGTCAACCGAGTTGGCTTTGACGCCTTGCTCTAACAGAAACGTCTTAAACGCCTCCCTGCTGACGTAGGGCATTTCATCCACAACTTTCGCACCGCCAACGAACCAAGCGCGTTCCAAGTTGGTTTTGTGTTCTGCTAGTTTGTCCTCCTTAGGAGTAGGCATCCGAAGGTCGCCCTCGGCAAACATCTCAAACACCGCCCCAGGCAGCGGCATCCCATCTTCGTCCTGCCAACCCAGATCAACTGGGCTTAGACATCCGAACAAGTCCGCTGGCTCTGGCGCATCTTTCTGCTTGGTGCAAGACACGACGATCTCATGCGTCTTGCCATGAACCAAAATGCTCGCATCCAGTGCCCCGCGCCACGCGCTAGAACCGCGCGCACGCTGTTTGGCTTCGTTACTGTGGCCTAAGTGATGGATCAGCATGGTCGTGGCGCTGAGAGCCATTGAGACCACGTTACAGGCATTGATCATCGCCCTTGAGTCTTTGGCCGAGTTCTCGTCTCCTGACATATGGTTATTCAAGGTGTCGATGTTGACTAACGCAACTGGTTCCGAGGTCAACGCCCGGACTGCCGCGATCACCTGAGTGGCAGCGCCGGGGCCGTCCATGTCAATGGCCTTGTTGCTGATTAGCAAGTTGTCCAGACTGGTCACGTTGTTACGTTTGCACCAG